ATCCAGGTCTATTCTGTTTGCGACTTCCGGGGATATTTCTCCGGTGGCAAAGGATGATTGAATGTGGTAGATAGTTTCTTTTTGCATATTAACCTCTCATATTGAAATATTTGTGAGGATATGTCGTTTCGTGATGATTCTGTACGGCGCTTTCCTGTTTCGCATTAATCAGCGCCTGATGCATAAGTTGATACTGCAAATTTGCAGCACTGGGACTTCCCGACAAAGGTACTGCTATGTTTGCCGCCAGGGAATGAGACAGTGCTTCAATGAAGTAATCAGTGAACAGTTCTCCGTTCTCCACGTCTGCGGTATAGCTTGCATAGGCATTTTTTATATCTGTGCAGATTACTTTTGTTGAGTCGTTTACCGTTGAAATGAAGTAGTCTTCTTTTCCTATTTCTCTTGCGCTTTCTTTTTCGTAGATTTTTCGAATGACAAGGCATTTTGCCGGGTAGGCATAGATGCACTTCCATCCGGGGATTTCTTCATTTAGGAGTGCAAGTTTTACATATCTTTCCGCAAATCCCCATCTGTGTTCTGACAGGAGTTTTCTTCTTAAATGGTCATAGAATATGCCGCATTGGATTGCTTCTTCCGACTCTTCTTCAATTGACGCTATTCTGCCCTGTCCGATGTAGGCAAGGGCCATATTGCAAATATCTGTACTGTTCATAGATCCTCCTTTTCTCTATCTACTACTTTTCGAGTAGTTTTAAGAGTAGTAAACATAGAAAAAGAGGAGACGCTCCTGCGCCGTCCTCTTTGTCTTTAACAGTATTTCTTTACCAGCTCCACCAGTTCTTCTTTGGTTTTAATGTCCTTCGGAACATCTTTCCCCGCACGGATTAATCTGGCGCGGAGCTCATTGGCGGAAAGGTCTTCTAATTTCCGCCCGCTTACCGCTTGTCCAAAGTGGATGCCACTCATACGAGGTCTACATCCATGGTGAGGAATGCGCGGATGGTTCCCGTAGTGGCTCCTGCTACTTCAATCTGCAGGTATTTTTTGCATCCCGCCGGTACCTTCACTGCCGCACCTGCTCCTTCGTCTTTTGCGAGGGAGAGAGTTGTCAGCGTGACGGCTCCCGTCATATCTTCTTTGTCCGCGGTCTTAAGTGTGATTGTTGCCGCGGCAGAAAGCGGTTTCAACGCAATGACTTTCAGCCACAACGGATTATATGCGTCTCCGCCTTCGCCGTTATTTACTACTGTAGATTTAGTTCCTTTGGACAGGTCCTGTTCATAGAAAAAAGTGTTTTCTGCATCAATAATCATTTGTTATTCCTCCTTATTTTGCTTCTGTAATGGCGTCTTCGGTATCCACAAGGGCGTCTTCTTTGCGGACAAGGACACCGTTGACGTAGATGGTTACCGGACCCTCCATTTTTTCACGGCGGGTAATGTAGGAATTGGCTTTGTCGCTATAGAAAATGGTAAGGAATGTATACATTTCCGGGGATACGTACCATACGGGATGTACGGTATTGAGGTTCCTCATGCGTCCTTGTGCACGGATCATATCGTCTACTGCAGCTTTTTTCTGTTCCACCGTGGCTGTTGCTGCGTTCAAGATTCCCAAATCAATGTTCCTTACTGCGGCGACCATTTCAGGATCTTTGACGGAAAGTCCGGGTTTCCATTTGAAGAGTGTGGAGAGGGCGCGGAATTTATATCCATCTGCATCGATGGCGTCTACCTCTCCCAGGTCCTGGCGTTTCAATCCTGCATAGCCGTACTTCGGGTAAATGCCTGTTACGGCACGGTCGCCCCAGCCTACAAGAAATGCGGAAGAAAGTTTGCCTTTCCCTGTTCCGCCGGCATTGATGACCTGGTAAGAGGCGTCGTGTTTCTTCCCGCCGTACTTATTGTAGCGGATTCCCAGTCCGTTAAATTCATCCAGATTCTTTGTGGAATTTCCGTAGAACATGTGGTGAGCCACTGCCTCACCCATGGCTTCCACGAACGCCATATCTTCGGATGTTCTGAAAGCTTCTTTATCCGGCGCAAGGGATACGAGTTCCACGTCCACTTCGGAGCGGGATTCCATCAGGCAGCAGGTGTCTGTTACCTGTTTGGTGCTGGATTTTCCTACCGGCACGCCGCGGTTAATCTGCCTAAGGTGTACTTCGGGCAAGCCGTTCCGCTGTGTGGTCTGGTTGCCTGTCGGCAGGTTCCCTTCTGCCCATCTTACGTCTTCTAAAATTGGATTGGACTGGACGAGAGTTTCAATGACCGTATCAATGGATCCATCCGGTGTTTGTCTTTTTCTCAAGTCATTTAATGTTAATGCAATTGCCATTTGTTATTCCTCCTTAATAATTCTCAAAATTGGTATTGGGGTACATGGGTGTTTTTCCGCCTTTTGCATTTCCGCCGCCGACGCCGCCGTCTTCGGAAACAAGTCTTCCCAGTTCGGAAATGGCACGTACGATTTCTATACGGTCTCCTACGCCTGTTTCGCTTAGGAGTTTCCTGATTCCTGGTGATGTTTTCTCCAGATGCTGGAGTCCTGCGCCGTATTCGTTCATGGTTTTCTCGAAGTCCGCCCCAAGTTCTTTTCGGGTTTCTTCCTGCCACTTGTCGTACTGTGCTTCCCGCATGTCGTTCATCTGCTGGATAAGCCCTTTCCCGTACTCAAAACCGTATGCGGCCATCTGGTTTGCCTGTTCGTTGGTAAGGTTCATTCCTTTACAGATTTCACCGAATTTCTGTGAAATGGCTTCATCTAAGGTTTCGCCTTCGGGCAATGCCGATGTGAAATCGTATGCTTCCGGTGCGCCTTGCGGGTTCTGCGGATCCGGTTCCTGGTTCTGTGCCTGCGGTTCTGTGCCTGCCTGTTGTGCCAGTCTTCCCGGCTCTTGATTCTGTACCTGTGGTTCTACCTGCGGGCTTTGCGGATCCGTGTTATTGTTCGCCTGTGCCTGCTGGTTCTGTACGCCTTCCATTTGTTATTCCTCCTTGTTTTCTAATAATGCTTTTGCTTTGAATTGAAATTCGATGTATTCTTTTTCGGCTTTTTGTCTTAGTTCGAATCCTTCTTTTCCTAAGAGTTCGACCATCTCTTTTTCTATCTGGATTCCAATTGACCTTCTGCCTTCGTTGTAGAATGTCTGCGAATTTCCTGTGAATGTTTCGGCTTTGTAGCCTGTCATTTCAAGAATGTGAATAAAAAACCATCTCCCCGCTTTGCTTTTCAAAACGGTTCTGATGGCTTTTACGTCTTCTTCTCTTTTCTGTTTTTCTATATATTTTCGGATGAGCACATCGTGCTCTGTTACATTGGTTTTCATTTATCCACCACCTATTCCTAAGAGGTTCTGCAGGGCGGGGTTTCCATCGTTGGCAGCATCTGTCAGGTTTTTTGCCGCCTGTGCCGCCGGTGCCATGGCCTGTGCCTGCTGCATCATGTACTGCTGTTCTTGCTGCTGTTCCATGGCTTCTTGTTCGGCTGCTATCATCTGCATGATTTCTTCCGTGCTTCTCTGCATGACGGCAGGAGCTCCAAGGAGTTCAAAGTATCTCTTGACTGTGCCGATCGGATCGATGGCTTTCAGGGCTTCCGGATAGATCTGCGCCATTTGTCCAGCGAATGACACGGCTTGTTCGATATTGACAAGGCCGCTCATTTTCTGCGCTTGGGCAAGTGGCGAGATGTACTCTATCTTTATGTCCTGGTCTGCCATTCTTTCGGTAAGTTCTTCGGGCAGCGGCGGGAATAGTCCCAGTCTTTCGGCGATGTTATAGACTCTTTCGATAATCGGAGAAAGAAATTCATCCTGCAGGCGTTCTACCACAGGTCCCAGCTGCTGGAGTTTTTCCTGCTGGCGTTCCATGACTTCCCGCGCTGTCATCTGCGGGGTGTCGATGGAGTCAAGCATGAGGAAGAGGTCTGCGCTGTAAGTTCTTCTTATGCTTTCTTCGGTCCGTTGGATTTCTGTGGCAAGCCATTCCGGATTTCCCGGCACTTGGAAGAGTGGTTCTACTGTAGGATTCGTCCCCGTACTGTTTACGTTTGTATACCCGCCGGGGATTAGATCAACGCCTCCGATATCTCCTACAATTGCAGGACCTTTCATGGGTGGTTTTACCATAAGTTCTACCGCCGTCAGGAAGTCTTTTTTCATGATCTGCAGCATTCTTGCATCGCCTTCGGCGTACCATCCTGGTCCTTTTCCATAGGGGCTTCCCTCAATTGTCTGGTATCTTGCCGTTGGTACAGGAAATTCTTCAAATCCGCCGGTAAATAAAAAGCCTTTCCCTTCGTCTACTGATTGTTTATCTATCCAGTAGAGCGAGGTATAAGGCATGTTTTTACTTCCCGTTTGTCCGACTGTTCTGTATCTGTTCGGCATGACAAGCCAATGGGTAGTAAATGATTTGTTGTATCTTCCGCCTTCGTTCTGCAGGGCGTCTTTGACGGCACGCGGCAGGTTTTCTTCTCCAAATTGTTCCAGGAGCTGGTCTGCTGTCATCTGGAATTCTCTGCAGAATGTATCTACTCTCCCGCTTGCTCCGCTTGCCAGGTAGTAGGTCCCTATGGTGTACTGCTGAAATCTCACGCCTGTTTCCGGTGATGCGAATACTCCCAATGGTGCCTGCCCGTGGGCAATTTCCATGTAGCATGAATGAATGGAGTTATAGAAGTTGGATCTGTGGAGCATGTACTCCACGATTTCCTGTCTTATATCCAAGACACTTGCGGCTTCCATGTCTTCGTTTGCGCTGCTGTTTGAAAAGCCGAATTTAAACCATTGTCTTGACGGCGGTGTGAGTCCGGATTCCATACCTGCGGCGAATGCGATATTAGCAAGCCACGCTACACCGTTTGAGATCATGAGGTCTTTTCTTCGGGCTTTGTTTGTCGCGTCTGCGGTGTCTTCAAATTCTCCGATAAAAGGGAGCTGGTGATCTCTTATATCTTTCCATCGTTCTTCATAATCCCGCCGGTACTCCCGCATGGCTTTTACACGATGCAGTACACTTTGTTTATCCGGCGCTCTGATTGTTGGCTGGTCCGCCGGCAGGGCAGCAGCTGTTATTGATAGTCTCTCCATTTTTTACCCCAATGTTGATTTTGTATTGGTCGATGCAACGTCCGCCAGTCTTGTTGCCGCATATCCTTGTTTCTGTTTTCTTTTTTTAGCGGCTTCGGTGTCGGCGGTTCCGCCGGCGTCAATGTCTGCATTGGTGATTGTGGTTGCAGACGGCGCCACCTTTTTTATTTCCGGAGTGCTTACGCTTGGTTTTCCTCCGAATAATACTGAACACATTTGAATACCTCCTTTAAGTAAATAATTGATATTTTGTATTGACTCTTTTCTTGTTGGGTGCCCTGATCACCGGGACGGCGAATGTTAAAGCTAAGGCATCCGCATCGTTAGGAGATGGAATGCCTTTCTGTTTCATGTATTCTTTTGACTGCAGCTGTAGTTTCCCGTCTTCTGTCGGTTTGATTTCTACTCCTGTCAGATCGTCCTGCATCTGCTGATCATCGGGATATGCCCCGCCGTTCGCAAGCCATTTTCTCATCTGGTCCCACATATACGCCCGCATGTTTTTACATGCCATATCGGGAGATTCTCCGCTGAATGGGATTAGGTTCCAATGCCGTCCCATGGTTTCCCCTGCTGAATAGATTCCTGTACCATAGCCCATGTCTATATTGACGGCATCGGCTTTGTATTCGTCTTGATATCTTGCTATCAAGTTGGCTACGGCTATATCGTTGTTGTTTTTTTGTATTTTCTTGAGTCTTTTTGCCATCAGTCCTTGCCTCAGCCATATAGCGGTAGCGTCATCTCCCATCCATGCGGGGTCTACCCCGATAATAACGGGAGCAAAGTTAAATTGTTCCGGTCGCAGGTTTCTTCCCCGTGCTTTTTCCGCCAGTTCTGTTGAGATTAATTGGAGTGAGCTTGCGTTCGGGAATTGTCCTTTGACTCTGACTCTTACGTAGTCGCTGTCTTCTCCAAAAGTATTTATCCACTGCTGTATGAGTCCTTTGTTTGAAAATGAAACGCTTCTTGAGTCTACTTGTTTTTTATTCCAAAGACTTCTGAATTTATGAAAACAGTCGTAAAATCTACCCGTGTTTCTTGTTGGGTTTCCGAATGCACACCATATGATTTCTGTGTCTTTATCTGTCATGGCGCCTTCGGCTACTTCCCAGATCTGATTGGATATGGCGGATGCTTCATCAAAAAGCATCAGTATTCTATTCCCTTGGTTATGCAAGCCTGCAAAGGCTTCTGTGTTGTTATCACTCCACGGGATGGCGTCTATGCGCCAGTTCTTTTCTTTTCCCGGTTCGTTTGCAAAAATGGCGGTGGCGGTGGCTGTGAACAAAGGCCGCCCGATAAATAGGTTGTACCATTTTATGAGTTCCGGCCAGGTTTTGGTTCGGAGTTGTGTTTCGGTGTTTGCGGTGACAACTCCCCTGGTGTTTTCGTGTGTTGATATTGCCCAGAGGATAAGCCACGCAACCAACGTTGACTTCCCTATGCCATGTCCTGACGCCACGGCTTCTCTGACCACGTTGTCTTTGATTTTCACGCCGTCTCTTATGTCTTTCAGTATGTCTTTCTGCCATTCTTCAGGACCGTTCATTTTTTCCAGCGGCCCTGGTTCTCCCCATGGAAATGCAAAGTAGACAAATTTTAAGGGGTCGTGTGTGTATTCACCTAAGGCTTCGACAAGTTCAATGATTTCATTCATTTTTTATTACGCGCTCCCGTGCCGCTTTCAAAGCGTTTGTCATGCTTATTTCTCCTTTGACTTCGACTTCTCTTTTATCCCGCCAGTCTTCGGGTTTTCTATTTTTCAGAAAGAAGATGATTGCCAGTGTTTCCGGCGCCATCTGTTTTGTTGTTTTTTTTACTTTTTTCTTGCCTTCGTCATCTATTTCTATTGTTGTTTCTTCGAATTCATAGCCCACGGCCCTTTTATAGAGTGCATTTTCTACTTCTATGTCTACTATGTTTTTATTTTTTTTTAGGGCGTCTGCTATGTCCGAGAATCTCTTTTTCCATTCTGAAAGGGTGCTTCTGCGAATCCCCATGTTATGTGCTATCTGCTCATCTATGAGTCCGTTTCTTGCCCATGCTGCTATCTGCAAAAGTCCATCTTTTGTTCGCCAGTATTCAAATTTTCCTTTTGCCACAGCAGCCTCCTTTCATCAAAAAAGGCACTCATTGTGAGTGCCGCCGGAAATGCAAAACCGCCCTTTCGGACGGTATCATGATGTTTTTTCATACTTATTCAACTTTAATTTATCACTTTGTCACGCATGACCGCAAGTGACCTGCAGTGACGCCACGTGACATCTATTTCTTTTTTACGTTTGTAACTGTGATAAAATCTTTCCCTGAGTCATTAACAATAATCGGCGGCAGCCATTTTAGCATCCGCTTTCCTTTCTTTTCTCCGTATAAAAATGTATGCCAATGTGCCCTTCTTATGTGCATCGCTGGGGATTTATGATAT